GTACTGGGTTGGCGTTGGCGTAAGTATAAAGGGTTCAATCCGCACAATCACCATATACATATCAGCTTTACTAAGGCTTCCGATTCTGACAGTTCTTTTTTTAATATACCCTTACTTTGATTGCATTTTTTACAAGCTGCTAAGAGGTTGGATTGATCGAAGACACTGCCCCCACTTACACGGCTTTCAACGTGATCTACCTGCGCATTTGTTTTATCCAGGTGTATGCCACAGTATTGACACTGCCACCCATCCCTGGCTAATACTGATAGTCGTGTGCGTTTCCAGTGGGCTGTGCCTAATGCTTTCTTACTCAATGCCATCCTTTAGTCTTTAAATGTTGTAATGCTTTACAGGCATTGGGAACACCATCAATGTAACCATACCTATGCCCTATGTATTTCACGCCCAATGATACCTGTTGTAGTGGATTCTTACGTAACATAATCTCATTACGTAATTGTGGTATTCCATGATGAGATCCATTACGTGCTTTGTAATTCCAATTGCTTTCTTTAGTGTAAAGCTTGTAGATACAGGCATATTGCTTATCATCATTCAATAAGGCTTTTGCATATTGTTGAGGTGTAACTGTAATAACAGGCTTTGTCGTTATAGCTTGTGCTGTATCAACCTCTATGGCGGTTGTTTCTAGTAATACTAGACATAGAAGTGTCCCAAACGCTAGAGCCCACGAACTCGCAAGCTCACCCCTACGGGGCTTGCGTTCGGGCTTTAAGAGCCCGCCGAAGGCTAGTAGCGTACCAGCATGTGCAAATTGCTTGAGCATAGCATCCCACATAGTGAGACGATCTCTACTGTGATTTATACCACATTTGTTTTTAGCCATAACCTTCACTCCACTCATGACCACATACACAGCATAAGTGCATGTAGTCTTTGTTGTATTGCGTAGTTGTTGTGTTATACCCTAGACACTCGGGACATTGATCTTTGCGCATATTGAGCAGCTCAAACCTTCCATTTTCCATGCACCACATTTTGTGCAACGGACTGGCTCTTTCATAAAGTCTGTTACCTCTCTCACGCCCTTATTCTCGCACCTTTGACATTTGGCGACTACTACATTGCTAGGTATGTCCCAGCCTTTTTCAATCTCAAATACTGTTGGTTTGGCACACTTATTGCACTTCATTTGTATTGCTTCAGGCATCCTTATGATGCCCGAAGTCAATATGGTTAACTACTCCACAGCTGTAACATTTAACTAGATCGCCTTCATGAACCATGCGTGGATCATTACACAGTTCACAACAGTCTTTAAGGCTGACCACCTCAGCCATTGCACCATTATCGGTTAAGGTGATCTTCAAACCATCGGGGTAAATCATTTCCATATCACCCATTACTTGTCACCTTCACCAAATGACCATTTGCCGTTAGCTGTAAGGCGTCCCCAAATAGCGTCACACTGATCTGCCTTACGCTTTTCAACGCAAACAAATCCATAGTAAGGCTTTTGTGTAGCCTGGGAAGTTCCCTCTTTACGAATCATTGCACCATGCTTGCACTCATAAGTCTGATCTATGACTGTTGCATTTAATGCTTCGGCAACCTCATTAACAGACCATTGCACTGGTTCTTCTTTAGCTTCAGGTGCAGACCATGGATTGTTGGCAATGTCGGTTCTAAGTGCTACCTCTATTGCAGCTGACTTAGACCCTGGCTTTCCATACATAGGCTTTATAGCTTCCATCTCAGCCCTGTTAGGTCTTGGTGCTTTACTACCGTCTTTCTTGGTGGAGTATTTGGGATCTCCCGTATTCGTTATTGCACGCGCATAACTGGAACTTTCTGCTTTTTCAATGGCAAACTGCGTAGCCAATGATTCAGCTGCTAGACCAGTAACCCAGGGATGAACGTCTGCCCATGTTCGATACAGCTCTACTCTAACTGAGACAAAGCCATCATTGTATTCAGCATAAGAAGCCATACGAAAATCAGGATTCTCTTTTGCAAACAGCTCTATTCTTTCCTCAGCTGTCATGTAATTGTCTAGGTTAAAACTTGCCATAATCTATTTCATCCAATCCGAGTGCGTAGGCTTGCTGTTGCTCAAGCGTCCAAGTTGTGCCATCAGTCCAAGTTTCGCACTCGTTCCGACAGGCTTTACAATAGTTCCGATACTTAGCCGTTGCCTTTCGGCTCGAGCTAATGCTCGTGAAAATCGCCATAATCTGACCTTTAAGACTGCTCGAGCCATACCTGTACCGACAGTAATCACAATGATTTTTCGTTCTCGTCAGTATTATCATCTCTTAATTCTGCGATGATTCTGTTATAGACACAGGCATAACCGATAATGTCCTTGACTGAATCTTCTTGATAACCTTCAGACAAGCGGCTGACTTTGACGAGCAACATACACATTGCGGCTTGCTCAGGACTAACGTAAGTGTCCAGGAAACCTGACCACAATTCGCTAATTCTCCGATGGTTGGTTGCGCTAGAGCCGTAGACAGCACCTCTAGCTCTGACAATATCTTTGACTTCATCTAGTAAGTCCTCAGTTCTTTTCATAATCAAATACCTCATCTTGTGCAACTCGTTTGGTTGCCTTGGCTGAAGCATATCCGTTAACCCAGCCACGTTGTTTGCCTACTCGAAAGCCTGAATCCCAGCCTAGCCAGTAAGAACAATATGCAATACAACCTGTTAATAGTGCAACGCTTAATGCTGTATATGTACTCATGCTCTTAACCAACTAGCTTGGTAGGTAGAAACAATTGTCCATTGCAGCACTGCTTCATCATGAGCAATAACGTAATCTTCATTTACGTCATCCAGGTATTGAGAAGCTAGTAAGCAGCTTGCATAATCAGAGAACCAAAAAACAACATGCTCGTTTTCTTTTGGCTCGTAACCCTCTTTAAATAGCCCGTCAAAACGTAGAGGATCTTCATTAAGGATCTCTAGCCATGGGGCAGACATTTCACACAGTCTTTCAAAATCAAGAGCTGTAAGTTTCATAACTTCCTTTCGTTACACCAAGCCGTTACTTGGATAAGAGAAGGATTGCAAATACCACGGACATTTACAATGCCCGCCTTGGCGTGTTTCATAACGATTTTGTTACAAAACACCCAATGCGTCAAAGTCATCAATATGGTCATCGATGGTTCGTTCCTGGTATTCGGTATTAAGCCCCATATGAACGCTTGTTATATCTAAAACTACCGTCATGGTTGACGGGTACAAGCTCTACTTGGTGTCCAAACTTGCCAAAGCTAAGAACGACAAAGCCCATATTCCAGTCGCCGCTGGCATATTTTAAGTAAGATGCTTTGTTTTTCTGATCCATAAGGTGACCTGCTTCAATGCCCCAAATCGTGCTGTAACGCCCGTTTAAGCCTGTTTGGTGTCTGACTGCACCCTGCCTGTGACTGTGACCACAAACGGTGTTTAAATTCCATTTCTTGGCTAGATTTAGCCCTGTTATGCCAGCGTGCTTGGACATGTTACCTTCGTCACCATGAGCCAAGAACCAATTCTTTTCAAAGGAAAAACCCCTACGGTGGAATTTTATGCCAAGACCAGCGAAATCCATGAATCGTTCGTAGGTAAGTTCAGGTAACCCGATGAGAGAAGGCGCACCTTTTAACAAGGTTGTGTAAAGTCTATCTGTGTGGTTGCTTCGTACTATGTCAGTCGTGCCTAATTCAAATAATATGTCTTGAGCCAAAGCTCTTTCTTCATCCAGGGTTTCAGCAAACTCTAACTTAGTCCCTTTTACCCAGCGCGACTGACTAGTGAAATCTAGTTCATCACCGGTATTTAACACGAAGTCAAACTTTTCGTGCTTACTCATTTTTATTAAATTGGAAACTGCCTTTGGATGGTGAAGGGGAATTTGCAGGTCGGGCGTAATTAGGTATCTACGGTTAGCCTTAATATGTTAGTCCTCGTCCTCGTCGTCGTCTTGAAAAGGTGTAATGTCAGTATCAGCTGTTGTAGGGATTAGCCACTCAGGCATACTGTTCTTGTTATCCATTAGACCTAATGCAATTTCGACGGTGAAACCTGCCCTGCGTAACGCCCTAAAATATTCATTTAAGGCAATGGCGTGCTGATCGAGAGCAGTAGTCTCTAAACGAGCTACTGATTTCTTTCGTCGTGCAGGTTTCTTTTTGGCTGCCATGGTTTAATTGTCTCTCGTTAGTATGACAAACAGATCATCGACACGCTTCTCAAGTCTCGTGATTTGATCCTTGATTGATGAGCCTGAATTTGGGCGAAGTTCATTTAACCAGCCTTTCACCAAGAACCGAAGTCCTATTGTGAAGCCAGTAAATATAGTTGTAATTGCGGCACAGATAGCGGCAATATCTACCGCTGTCATTACTCTTTTGCGCCTATGCCAAACGCTTGATCGTCAGGGTTAAGACTGCGCAAAATAGGCGCGATGAAAGCTATTGCAAATGCTTTCCAAAGCTCTGAAGGTGCAATGTCCGGTTGTGTTACATAGATTGTGGCTAGACAAACAAAGGCTGATCGTCCATAGCTGTTAATCATTGCCCAATGTTTAGATTTCATATTTTGCCTCCAAGTAAGGGTATATTAAAAAAAGAACTGTCAGAATCGGAAGCCTTAGTAAAGCTGATATGTATATGGTGATTGTGCGGATTGAACCCTTTATACTTACGCCAACGCCAACCCAGTACAGGGCTAGCGATACGACCTAAATGAATTACATAAGATATGCGTCCATGATTTTTCCCGTAGAGTCTAAGCTGATCTGCCAAATATGCTGAATCCCCTTTGTTGTCAGAAAGGCTAGCGTCAATGTCAATAGCTCTAACGACGCCGTTGG